GTTACCGATGGAAGCCCCAGCTGCCCGGCACCTACTCAAGGCGGCAAATGCAGAGACTGCAGAAACTGTTGGAATCCTGAAATCAAAGTGATAAAATACGGTAAACATTAAAATGTGGAAACACCCAAAATATTATAAAGAATTACGCAAGCTACGTAATAATCTGGATCAGGCCATTAGCGACGAAGCTTCGACGGAAGCGACAAGCGTGCGCCCTGGTCCGGGCCTCAAGCTCCCTGGACCAAGACCCATTTCAAATGCAAACAAAGGTTTGATCCACAGGCGTCAAGCTTCAAGCTCCAAGCCTCAAGCGCCAAGCAAACCAGAACCTAGTTCAGGTTCTTCAAATATTTAATACAAGCCTCAAGCCCCAAGCTGCAAGCATCAAGCTTCAAGCCGCAAGCTACAAGCTCCATGATCCGGGCACCTGAGTACAGGTGAACAAGTTTCGAGGACCTTGGACCAAGGGCCTCGACCATGATAAATGTGTTGTGTGGATGTGCCACGTGAAACGCAATTTGGTGTGGAGAAAAACGTACCTTGTTCCCCTTCGTGACTTTTAATTCTAAAGTAAAAAAGTGCCCAGAAGTATTGTAGCCCAATAGATCAGGAGTACCGAGTAAGCTAAGGTTTTCAATCCGAATCCATGAAATTCCATCGGAGTTTCTCTTAATTTTTTGATATAATTTTGCCTCTGGACCCATAGGTTTTTCAGGGTGACTGGTACATGCATTTAGAACTCTTTCATAAGACTTGGTGGCAGAATAATTTCCTGTTTCTCCTGTGTTTTAATAACTACCCGAATTGATGGCTGACCAATTATACCTTGGTCTTGCACTTCAATTCTTTTAATCTCATGAAGTCGTCCGTTCTTTTCAATATAAATTTTAGCATTCGAAACTGCATTACCGTTTATGGTACCAGCTTTGTTTGCCTCTGTGAACTTTGACAGAAACTCTTGCAGATGTTTTACAAACATTACAAACCAGCATCTCGAAGACGATTAAGAAGCGTGGCATTATCATCTGAAAGAATAACATTATCTCTTTTACATTCAGCTAAATCTTGTTGAAGTTTACCGTTTAACTTACGATGAGACTCTTCAATTTCCTTTACGCTTTTTAATTCACTTGTCAAGTTTTCTATTTGTTTTGTCAAATCTAATTCTCCTCGATCATCTTTCATATTGACAATATAGGATAGTTACCTTAAATTGTCAACATGGGAGTTCCTAAAAGATTAACAGAAATGCAACAACGATTTGCTGAGTTTTTAGTATTCGGTGGCCCTGATGGACCGGTTACACAAGGAGAGGCGGCAAAGCTTGCTGGCTATTCCGAAAAGAGATGTAGACAAGAAGGATCAGAACTTTGTAATCCAAGACTCAGTCCCTTAGTTGTAGGTTATATCGGTAAACTCAAGGAAGAAAGATTAAGAAAGTTTGAAGTGACCTATGAAGGACATGTAGCAGAACTAGCAAGACTCAGAGAAGCTGCACTTAAAAAGGGTTCTTTCTCTTCTGCAGTTAATGCGGAAGCCAATAGAGGAAAAGCAGCAGGATTATATATAGACAGGAAAATAATAAAAACAGGGAAATTAGAGGACTTATCAGAATCAGAGCTAGAACACAAAATGAAACAAATTTTAGACGACTACGCACCTCTTTTGAATGCCAAGACTGTTGAGGGTGAGGTTGTAGAGACACCTAAATCTTCTGAATCTTCTTTACCCACTGACGAGGAATCATCGTCCGATCCCCAAAACTAAAACTACCATCGTCTTCTTTATCGTAGGAAGCAAATAATTTAATTGAGACTTTATCTTTAGAGTATAGCCAACCTTCATTAACAGGTCTAGCTAACTTCATCTTGTCAAATTCTTTTTCGTTTGCCCAGCCGCTGTCGCTTACGCAATCGATCCACTCCACTCTTACCTTTGGAAATGGGATGTCGCTTACGCTGGACTGGTTTACGTTTACTTTTCTTCTTGTCTTTTTTCGTGGCATAATAATATTCCGGATTGTGTACTCGATTCAACATATCAAAAAAGTTTTCTTCTGTCATCTTCAAATCTGTATAGGTATGGTAAAAGTTTTAAGAAAAAGAGAAAAATGAAATGCCTCGCGCGCGGGCAATCTGAGATTTGACCCATTAGGACAAAATAATTTGTCCCAGTACACTTTTTTTTCACACATTTTGTCCATCATTTTTGTTGTATACCAACACTTCTAGGTCAAAAGTACAAAAAGACAAAATATCTGTAGCACATTTTATTTTTTTTTATAAAACTTTTGCCATACCTATACAAACTGTCCTTAGAACGATTCTAAACTAGATTTGAACACATTTATGCCACATTTGTGACACAATTCAGCCTTATTTGGTGAAATCAGATGCGGCAATCTGGACGTTTGCCTGCTCTTTTTCGCTGTGTTTCAACTCATGGTACATGTCTAGCCTCTTCAAAAACTTGTGTTTCCACGCCCTGAGATCGGCGTCTTGAATTTTAAATTCCTGATAATAAAGATCAGGTGTGCACATCATTATGACACCCTGTCTAATCTTGCTACCATAAACATGGTCATGAGCCATAGCATAAGCTGCTATTTGAAGATAGTAATCTTGTATCCACTCTTCTTTCTTTGGTCTATTGGATTGTTTAAAGTCTACTATAGTTTCCATACCATTGTGTAGACATACGAAGTCAGTGCTCCCAGCATAAAGGCCAGGATAATGTAATGTAACTTCACACCCATAATATTCTTCCACAGGTGTAAGGCCGACTTCAATAATTTTTTGGGCCATGGGCTTCGCCGCTTGTCCGATCCCTGTAAGATCATCGTACCCAACTCCTTGTATATGAGATTCCAAGAACTTGTGCATAGAGGTCCCCCTGGAACTAGATAAATTTTTGATTCGTTCTGCTTCTTGTTCTCCAACTTTGGCCTTCCAGTTTTTTAAAAATTGTTGATCTTTGGTCGCGCTTAATATCGTAGTTACGCTCGGAAGTCTAGACCCAACGATGTCATAAACCCTGGTCCCTGATTCGTGGTCCGTGATCTGTTTTCCTTGTATATAGTTGAATTTATTACTTTTTTTTAACATCTCGTTCTCTTTTATTTTTTAAAGATTGTTCGTAACTCTCTTTCAATTCATCGTTTTCTCTTTTACCAAAAATTTCATCAAACCTTTTTCTATATACATCATTTGAGACTCTTGATCTACCATCCCATTTTTCTTTTTTATTTGACATATCTTTTTAAGAACTCCGCTATTTTTTCTACTTTATTGATTAACTCTAGATAACTTAATTGATTCTTCATACCATTAGCATATCTCTCAGTAAATGAAAAATTACTAGGATGATTATTGAGTCTATTACCATCTTTATGATCCACTTCAACCAAATTACTTTTAGCATTTATAATATCTCCAGTAATAGTTGATCTAGTCCATGGTGACATAATAGGTCTACCATCGTCATAGAAATCTAGTTGTTTGGTCCAAGGGTGAACTGATTGTTTACTTACCTTTTCATTAACCTGGATATGAGGCCAGACTTCATTTAAACAGTCTTTTATCTTTACTCCCTTATGTAATAATTTATTTTTATTAGACATATATGTTTCTCCTTCTTTTAATCGTTTAACTCCATATAAAAAACTTCTACCTTTTTTACGTAAAGGAGTATCAAAAGTTTCTTTAACTTCTTCATAATCTCCTCTATCTCTATAGATAAAATTCCAAACTTTATTCCATTCATCTCTTCCACTTCTTTCTCTTATCTTGATACAAGCCTCCGTTGGATTCTTGTAATAGTTAATCATACTAATAGTACAACCAACCTCGGCTGCTATCTCTCGATACTTTTTAGTAGGGACACCGTTTTCAAAATATTTATAAATAGCCTCACGTAAATTTCTCTGTTGAGAGACTTTACTTTGCATTTTTCTTTAAGATGGTCCATGGTGCGTTAGCCGTTCTCAATCCATCTTTAGTCTTATCCCAATATCTTTTACATAAGTTTCCAGTGCTCGCAACAAACTCATGTTGATTATCGGGATGAGGATCGTACGGTCTAACCACATGTTTCCCATCAGATTTTGAAAAATATTTTATAAAATATTTATTTTCTTGCATTCTTTATTACCACTTTCATTACTGTGCTTAACGGATCAGGTGTATGTTTAGTGCAACTTACTATCATCATCTGTAGAAAAATCAGCATCGTTATGAATAATATTAGTTTCGGGCTGATGTACATAAAACTCTCCTTCCGAATCACAGTCCCAGCACTGATGGATAGACTCTCCCTCTTCAGTGCCGACCTTTAAATAGCCATTACCCTTACAAGTAGGGCAATAAACTATTCTTACATTATGCTTTTTTAATTTTTCCATTTAACTTCTTCGCTTTCTCATTTGCAATCTGCTCAATGGTTTTACTAATTGATAGTTTTGCATCAGGCAATAATACCTTCGACAAACTAATCAAAGTCTTGTATGTTTCGTGTGTTAACGAAACGTTTCTATATTTAGTTATATCAGTCATGATTTCCTTTCATTTATTTCTGATGATTATATAGGAT